TGCCTGGGCAAATCTGATCTGAGGCAGCATGACGCTTGCACAAGCCATTACCATGACACTGAACCGCGTCGGCCTGTTGACCACCAATACGACGTACAAGGATCAGGCTCGGCTGTATCTCAACATGGCAGCGAAGCGGGTGTCAGGAGAGATTGGTGGCAAGTGGTGGTGGCTGCATAAGACCACCACGTTCAATACGACCAAGACCATCACGGTATCGAGCATCAGTGGGACTTTTGCTGCAGGAAACACGATTACCGGCAACAGTTCCGGGGCCACGGCAAAAATAGATGACGATTATGATCCTACCAACTACCCTACGGCCCTGCTGGTACACACCATCGTTGGCACGTTTACCACGTCAGACACGGCACTGACCAACGGCAGTGCCACGGCTGCATATGTGTCTATCGCCGTCACCCAGACCTACGCCCTCGACGCAGACGTGCTGGTGCCGCATTCGTTTATCGATGAAACCAACAGCCGTACCATCTCTGGTGCCGGCCTTGACATGATCGACGCAGAAGACCCAGATAGAAACAATGAGACCAATGCGAGGATATGGGCGGCTGATGGGGTAGACGCGCTGTCGGGCAAGATCCGGGTTCGTATGTGGCCCTATCACAGCACACCGGGCGATGTCATCCGCTACCGCTATCGTGGCTTTATTGTGGACTGGACTTCAGGCAACGACTCTACAGAACTGGACAGGTGGTTGCCGGAGATCTTGCAGCCGGCGGTGATCTTTGGTGCGACCGAGATGTATCTGCAGGAGAAGGGCGACTCTGAGGCCGCCGGGGAGAATCGCTTTGAGTACAACGAGGCGATTGATAACGGCAAGGAAACCAACCGTACGATCTACGGCAATCGGGTCTGGCGTAGAGCGGAAGTAGGAGATCTCTCAGGCCGGTTCAATTATGTGCCGGCTGATAGCAGTCTTTCGGCGGCAAGCTGATGGCGATACGTGCCGGTGATATTCAGTACGGTCCATGGACGGGCGGCGTGTGGTACTCGCGGCCTGAAGAGGATGTGGCAGTCGAGGAGATTTCCGCTATGGAGAATACTCGAATACAGGCGGCCGGTGCCGTAGAGAAGCGCCTGGGCACGGCTTCGTACAAGTCGGCGGCCAACATCTCCCTGGACCCGACACTGACCATGTGCGCCCAGTTCACCGTGCCGCCATCAACCGAGTATGTGGTCATCGTTGCTGGCACGGCCATTTACAAATACGCATCTGGCTGGTCACCCATCACCGGCAGCGTCACCGTCACCGCTGGCGATGACTATACTTTCGAGTGGGCGGCAGACGAGGGCAGCGGTACCCTCTTTGCCACCAACGGCTATGATGTCCCCTTCAAGTGGACTGGCAGCGGCAATGCTGCGGTGGTGGATGTAGACTCTCGCTTCGACCGAGCGGATCATGTGGCGCACTGGGACAACCGGGTCTGGTGGGGCAGCACGGGCACCGACTATGACCGGCTGTGGTTCAGCGATACTGCCGATATCGATACGGTGGGGGCGACCTCATTCTACCAGTTCGGTCATCGTATTACGGCCCTGGTGTCAACGCGCAACGCCCTGTCGGTGCATACCAGTGGCGGCATCTTCACCATGGTGCCCACGGGCAACTCACAGATTCCCTACCAGCAGCAGCAGCGCACCTCTCGGGCCGCGCTTCATGGCAGGGCGGTGGTGGTGCTGCCTGGAGATCGCCAGTTGATGGTCCGCGAGGACGGTATCTACGAGTGGGATGGTGGGGATGACGTAGAGAAGAAGTCCTTCGCGCTCGATCTGGGATACTGGCCCCATCTCAACGACTCACGTCTGGTGGAGAGTTTCTCGCTGTACTATCCAGCCGAGGCAGAAGCCTGGTTCTGGGTGCCCTATGGCACCGGTCAGACAGAGATGAACCACATCATCATCTACTCGGATCGCCATGACTGCTGGTTCGGTCCTTACACCGGATCGGGGGCGTACTTCGACCGCAACTGTGCGGCGTTGATTGATCAGACGCCTCATGCCGGGACATTGGACTCGTCAGGCGATATCGGCGGCAAACTGGAAGATCATGCGCCTGCAAACACCTACAACGACGATGACGATACCTCTGATGGCACTGCTATTCGGGCCTATTTCCGCACGGGGGCACCAGCACCGTCTGGATCGGCCGAGCGGGTCAGATGGCTGTATTCGCGCACCTATTTTGATGCTACCGGAGACTATAACATCACTGTCAATCAGGAATCGTCAGGCATATCCGGTACCACCAGGACGCTGAATGTTGCTGGCGGTGGATTCATTCTTAATTCAAGCAAGACCGACGAAGAAGAGCTGGGCACGGTGCGGATGCTGGCGCAGGATCTGGACATGAGCGAATACGATCCTCATTCCAGCCTGAAGTTTACCAACAATTCCAGAGATGAATTATTTCGTATCCGACGTACGCATCCGGTATACAAAGACATTGGCAAGAAGCGCAGGGTTAAGGCAGGAGTTTAGAGATGGCCCCTATTAGTCCCTTCTTTCTTTTTAAAGATCCTTCTCAAATCCAATGGTCTGGTAACCAGAGGCTTACGAGCAACCAGTTGCGTGGGTTTGGGGATTTTGGGTTCGATCCGAATATCTCTATTGGCGACATTATTCCCGGCGTCTCTCAACCTGGTACTGCCTATCAGGCGCCCGGCACTCGGGGCATTTTCCAAGACGGCATCCAGATCGGCTCTACCAGCGAGAGGAACGTAATTGAGACACCTGGTGGACCCGGTGGCGAGGGATTCTCTCTCTTCACGTCTACCGCTGCAAACGGTCAGGCCACAGACGCCTTGCCGGAAACAGTTGTGAGTGTTGACGATGACGAAGGCGCTTTGCCGCCCGAAGAAATTGACATGGGAGGATATGATCCTACCGGGGCAGGCAGTCAATTTGCGCGTGATGCTGCTGCTGATGGCACTGAATTTGAATGGACTGATCCTGGGGAGTGGAAAAGCCCAGTGACGGGGTGGGGGACGCCGAACTACAATCCCGACTTCACAGATCCAGATCTGACAGAATTTACTAACCAGCATTTCCGCACCGCAGAATATGGTGCCCGATATGGTTCTGGTCCCGGCGAAGTCTTCCAGAGCTTGGGCGCTGATCCTGTAGTGCAGATGATCGTTCAAGGGCAGAAGTTGGACGCGTGGTTGGCCAGTCAGGGCGAGGATGTCAACGGCGACGGCTCCATCGACCGTGCCGACTACCCTGATAGGAATGTGCCTCGTCCTTCCGACGCACAGATGAGTCAGTTCCGGGCCAGGTTCTTTATGGCACTGCAGGAACGGGAAGACAATGTTCAGCGCCACATTGAAGTGATATTCGGTAGCCCTGCATTCAGCTTAGGTTTTCCAACGACGAGACCAGGACTGAGTCCTGAAGAGAATCTGAGAGCTGGTCTTCTTGACCTCTTTCAAGACTTGCCAGGGGATATTAGCACAAAGATTCTCGGCGAACTCGGTGGCCTGGGTGGAGATATTCTCACAGGTCTGAATATCCCTGGCCTTGCCAGTGACATCGGCACGGGTATTCGTGGCGCTATTGATCCTCTGACCGGCGCTGACTTTGGCCTTGATGTCATCGAGCGGGACATTTTTGGCGAAGGCGGCTTGGAGGAGAAACTCCGCGGCCTCGGCCTTGGGGAGCTTGCCGCGGCCATCACCTTACAGGGCACTCGTCTTGGTGAGTTGCGACAGCAACTGTCCCCCTCGATTATGAAATTCCCTACTGGATTTGTTGACACAGTAGGCACTTTAGAAGATCAACTGGGCGGTATCACTGACGACCTTGGGGTGCTGGGCGCATCTCCTGTGCCCAACGCGTTATTCAGGAACCTGCAGAGGTCGCAGGGCTTGTTGGATGATATTATCGGCGGCTCCTTTGGCGGTGAGGGATATGGCTTCCCGGCACAACGGACTGGCTTGGCAAAGGCGCTCGGTCAGGGCGAAGACCTGGAGACGCTGCTGGGTGGATTGCCTGCACCGCCTGATCTGAGCCTTACGGGCGGTCCATTAGATCAGGCCCGACTGCTCAACGAGCTGTTTACCCTCGGCGGCACCAAACTTGCAGAGCTTGACACAGCGATGGGAGAGTTGCCTCCGCTGACGTTGGACGACCTGCTGCCTGGCGAGGAGGAACTGACTACAGCGTGGGATGAGCGTAAGCCCGGTCCACTGGCGATAGACGATCTGCTACCGAGTCGTGATCTGCTACGTGAACAGCTCGCGTATCGTGCCCCCAGTCGATTAACAGCCGGCGAGTTACTGCCGGATGAGGGGATTCTGGGTGACGCGTGGACGGCGATGCGGCCTGATCCGTTGACAGCAGGCGATCTGCTGCCGGATGAGGGGATTCTGGGTGACGCGTGGACGGCGATGCGGCCTGATCCGTTGACAGCAAGGGGGATGCTGCCTACAGACTTGATGGACGAGTGGAATCTTATGCGGCCCCAGCAGTTACTGTCAGGGGACTTGCTGCCGATCGATATGGATGAAGCGTGGACGGCGATGAGGCCGGAGCAGCTGACGATAGACGATCTGCTACCAAGCCGCGGCGAACTACTTGAACAGTTTAGGCATCGTGCTCCCAGTCCATTGACAGCTGGCCAGTTATTGCCGGATATGGATGCGCTGCGTGGTGAATTTGAGAGCCTGGGCCTTGGGCCGCTCAACGCCCTCCTTGACCGCCTGGATCTTGGTGGTCTTGATCCGCTTGGGGATCTTGCCGGCTACGCTACAGATGCGGGTCCGCTGAACGATCTACTGGCTGGCATTCAGGCTGGTGATTTTGGTCGATTGCCAGATCTGTTGGCAAATGCCGGTGTCGATATCAACTTGCCAGGTCTGGATCGTATCGAAACTCTCTTAGGCCCTCTTACCCTCCTGCCGGGCATGGGGGGGCAGATCAAGGGTCTGACAGAAGATCTTCCTCGGGAGATACAGAAGGTTAATGATCTCATTAACCAACGTGGTGGAGGCGGGGGTGCTGGTGGAGTCACAGATATATCCGGCCTTGAGGACTCGCTGGCCGACATTCTGGCTCGACTGGACACCGCCGATGGCCTACAGCCTTCTGGCTCGGGTGGCGTATTTGAGGAGTTGCTTGGTGCCATTCGGCCTGGGTTCACCGATATTCGCTCACAGATCCAGGAGATGACTGCAGAACTTATCCCGCAGATTCGGGCTGAACTTGTAGCCGACGGATTTGAAGGCGATATCGACGCAGAAGCCACCAGAAGGGCACAGGCACAAGCTGCTGGTATTCTGCGATCTGATCCGATTACTGCCTCGATTCTCGCAGATCAGGAAGAGCAAGATCGCCTGCGCGAACGGGAGGATCGGGAGCTGCTGCAGAGGTTTGGCGTCTTGCGTGGTGGTCAGACTATCGATCTGGCCAATCTCCGAGCCGACGACCAGAGCCGTGCGGTACTGGCGGCGTTGGGCCAGGCTGCTGAGAGGGCTGATGAACGCTTCACTCAAGCCATTGGAGCCGGCACCGATATCGCCGGCCTGCTGGAGCGCAGGGAACTGGCACGGGCGGGGGAACTGGGGTTCCTGGATGGCCAGCGCACCCTTGCTGGCCAGGATCAGGACCAGGCACTACTGGCCACTATTGTTGCCATGCTGCAG